GTGCGACTGCCTGAGCGCGGTCAGGAACCGCTGCGACACGGTGAGCATCAGACGTCGTCGGGGAGCCAGGGGATCACGGGGCTCGCGTCGACCCCGGTGAACGTGTACAGGAGCTGGTCGTAGGTGCCGACCGCCGCCTTCAACGCCGCGTAGGTGGCGTAGGTGGCCTTCACGGCGGCGTAGGTCATGGGGGCGGTGGGCACGAAGATCGCCGGGTCGGGGCGTTCCACCTGGATCACCGACACTTTGAAGCGGCGCTGGGGGGCGTCGCCGAGGGTGAGGAACCGCTCCTCCACGAACTGGGTGACGCCGAGGTACATGTTCCCGATCCCCATGTCCGGGGTGGTGCGGAGCAGGAACGGGTAGCCGCTGCCGAGCAGGTTCCTGACCTGGTCGCGCTCGGTGAGGGTGCCGGTGAGCACGATCAGCTCGCTCGACGGTGTCCACGCCGGCAAAGAGGTGAGGACGGGGGCGCGCCGGTTGAGGATCCGGTGGACACCGACGGCCGCCTCGAAGTCGAGGTCGACCATGCTCTCTATCGTCAACGCCAGAGAGTTGGTGGGGCGGGCGAGGTCGACGAGCCAGGCGGGGCACTGATCCCAGGTGGCGGTGAACGCGGCCGTGGCTGACCCGACGACCGTCGTGCCGTCGTAGACGGTGACGGCGTACGTGACCGGGACATCGAGGGGGAGCTCCCAGTCACGGATGATCTCGGTGGGGATCTGGACGGGGGCGTCCACCGCCCCCCTGACACCGGTCGAGGCGCCGGACGGTGATGTCCTCGTGATGGTGTAGGTGTCGGCGCCGGCGGGGACACCGTCGACCTCGAGCCGCGCGGCGGCCTTCGCGGGCTCCGGGGTTACCGTCAGCGTCACCGCCATCTCACGTCAATCCGGCGAGGAGTGTCTGGGCGACCCGGTTGTTCTGGGTGACCACCTCGTGGCGAACCAATCCGCGGAGCTCCTGGTCACCGATGAACACCCGCACCTCCAACGGCTGCCCGCCCCCGGTGATGGGCGGCGGCGTGTCGGTGGCGCCGCCCTGCCGGGCGGCGCGGATGAGCGCGTTGAACTGGGCGAGCGGGACGACCGCCTCGGGGCCGGCCTCCCCGATCAGCGCGAGCGTCGGCGATGAGACGAGACCGCCCTCGGCGAGCCCGGGGATCTTCGAGATCAGGCCGCCGCCGGGGATGCTCGGGAGGTTAATGTGGCTGGGGATCGACCGGATCGCGTCGGTGAGCGCTCGGGCGGCGCCGGCGGCCGCGTTGAACGCGCCGGCGATCGCGCTCGCGATCCCGGAGAGGGGGCCGAGCGCCGAGCTCGCCGCGCGGCCGGCCGCCTCGAGGGGGCCGGTGAACACGCTGGCGGCGGCCTTGGCGGCGCCCATGGCGGCGTTCAGGCCGCCCTGGAGCGCGGACAGGATGCCGCGGAGGCCACTGGCGGCGCCGCCGGCGGCGCTGAACGCCGACCTGAGCGCGTTGACGGCGGCGCTCGCGGCGGCCGAGGCGGCGGACACGGCGGCGCGGATCGCGTTCCAGGCAGCCGACACGGCCGCCTGGGTGGCCTGGGCGGCGGCGGCGACGGCCGCGCGGATCGCCTGCCACGCCGCCGACGCGGCCGCCCGGGTGGCGTTCGCGGCGGCGGCGGTCGCCACGGTGATCGCGTTCCACGCTGCGGTGACCGCGGTCCGGGTGGCGTTCACGGCGGTGGTGACCGCACCGGTGATCGCCTGCCACACACCGGTGACGAGCGCCCTGATCTGGTTGTTCACCGAGGTGACGAGGCTGAGGATCCCGTTCCAGGCTGCGGTGGCGGCCGCCCGGATCCCCGCCCACAGCACGGTGAGCAGCATCTGCAACGGGAGCAGCGTCTTCTTGATGTTGTCGACCATCAGCCTCACGAGGTCCTGGACGAGCTGGGTGAACGCCTTCCACGCACCCGACCAGTCGCCGCGCAACAGGGCGGCGATGACGGTGAAGATGTCGGCGATCACCCGGAACGCGTCCTGGATCACCTTCACGTTCGCCTGGATGATCGGGCCGATCAGGTTCCAGTTGTCGCGGATCACCCCGACGATCGCGAGCACCAACGGGCCGAGCGCCGCCAGCGCCTGACCGAACGCGGCCAGCGCCGGTTTGATGTTCGCCATCCCCTGCTGGATCACCGCGCTGATCTGCGGCCAGTTCTTCTGCAGGTAGGTGATCACCTGCTCGATGTACGGGATCGTTTTGCCGACCAGGTCGCCGGCGAAGTTGTTGAACGACTCCCTGACGATCGCCAACTGCCCCGGCAGCGTCTTCCCGACCGCCTCCGCGCTGCCGCCGAACTCTTTGGTGAGCTCGCGGAGGATCAGCTTCTGGGCGCCCATCTGGTCGCCGGCGGCGACCATGGCTTTCACCTGGTCCTGCTGCGCCTGCGTGAACGACACCCCCACCCGGCGGAGCGCGCTCATCCCCTTGACGGGGTCGTTCAGCGCTTTGCCGAGCTGGATGGCGCTGGTCTTCATGTCCTGGCCCAATGCGACGGACATGTCGGTCATGATCGAGGTGGCCTGGTTGAAGATGTCGTTGCCTTTGCCGACCTCATTCCTCACGTTCGTGAAGGTGAGGAGCAGGTTCTCGCCGGACTGGACGGCCTCGTCGTCGATCCCGGTTTTCTTCATGATCGACCCGGCCAGGTCCTGCACCTGTTTCGTCGTCACGCCCGCCGCCTTACCCGTCGACTTGATGACGGCTTCGGTCTGGGCGGTGACCTTCTGCGACTGCTCCCACTCGCTGATCCCGGTCTTCACGGTGAAGATGAGGGCGCCCACACCGGCCGCACCGGCGGCGAGGGCGCCCGCCTTCCCGACACTCTTCAGGCTGGTCGCGAACTTGCTGCTCGAGCCCTCCGCTTTCGCGAACCCGGACGAGAGCCCGCTGGTGTCGGAAACGAAGTCGACGACGATCCGCGGGTTCCCGGCCACCTACCGCCTCCGGATCCTCCGCTGCTCGCGCTGCCTGGCGCGTGCTTCGTTCTCGGCGTACCGCCAGAACGCCGCGTACTCGTCCGCGGTCATCTCGTCGACCTCACGGGGTGTCATGCGCCAGTACCGGCAGAAGGCGGCGAGCCCGTCGAGCTGCCGCCGCTCGAAGGGTCTATCTTCTCCACCTCCGACGGCCGGATCGTGATCACCACGTCGTCCAGGTCAGCCAACTCGACCTCGTAGCCTTGCCGGCGGAGCTTGATCCACGCCAAGGCGGCGAACTTGTCGTCGCTCTCGTCGTCCCCGAGGATCTGGCCCAATGACCGCCCGAACTGCTCTTTAAGGGTGCGGAGCTCCCGCGGGGTGAACCGGGGGGCGGCCATGTCGTCGCGGAGCAGCTCCACCTCTGCGGGGAGCGCGCGGGTGGTGATCTCGACTAGGGGCTGGGCCATGACATCGTCCTGATCTCGGACTGAGCGGCTTCCTGGCCTGCCTCCTCGAGCATCGGCCCCGCCTCGCGGGCGGCCGGGTACAGGTAGTTCCCTTCGCTGTTGTGGGGGTGGCCGCGGCCGCCGAACTCGACGTACTGGGCGTACCGGGTGCCGGCGCCCATGCTCACCGAGGCGCCCTGGCCGGTGCTCTTCCCGACGACCGTGGACGCGAGGAGCCCGGTGTCGCGGGGGACGCTGGCCCTCACCTGCTCGGCGACGCGGTCGGCGACCCGCTGGAAGTCGTCGCGGGAGCCGACGGCGATCTTGCCGGCGAGCTTGTGGATCCCCGCGTTCAGCTCCCGCACACCCCTCACCTTGGTCTTGACGCCCCCCGCCATCAGGCGGGCGGCGTCGTGATCTTGGTGGGCGGCGACGTCAGCGACCACTCGAGCGACACCTCGCTGCCGTCGCCGGCGTCCCCGTTCAGGGGGCTGTAGGGCTGCGGGATGACGGTGCCCGTCCAGCCGGGATTGCTCGCGCTGATCGGCTGATCCTTGTCCGCGGACACGAGGAACGCGCACGCCTCCCCCGCCGTGACGAGCGGCTCCAGCACAGCCTCGGTGCCGTCGGCGTCCCACGACTGGTACAGCGTCGCGATCAGACTCCACTTCACGGCGCCCGGGTAGTCCACCGACCCGCACATCGTGTCGAGCGTCGTCGTCGACACGTCCGGGCTGAGCTCGAGGTGGTTCGTGTAGCACGCGAGCTCCTTCAGCGTCGCCGAGTCGGCGCCGAGCTGGAGGCTGGCGTTGTCGAGGATCACATGGGTAGGCACGTCTAGCCTCCTGTTCCGTTGAGTGACACCGGCACCCGGTAGCCGAGCCGGGCGGCCATGTA